ATGAGTAACTTTTGAGTTAGGGTCTATAGCTAATTTTTCATTTTTAACTTTAGCCACATCTGCAGAAAGTTCACCATGTTTATATCTTGTATTTATGTCCATGTTATTCTCCTTAATATTTTTTTATATTAGTGTATCCGTAAAATTTAGTATTTTTAGTTTTAAGTTTTTTATATTTTTTATTTTTTTTATTTATTTTTTTATCATATATAGGATCTTTATGTTTAGTATCTTTCTCTATAAGAAATATATTAGCACCTTCTCCTGTAGTTGTATCAACCATCATAGACTTAGATGGTTTTACAATTTTTTGTTTATCAGACATTAATAATCTTTTTCATCAGCTAACGTATTAAAGTTAGCATCTAATTGACTTCTGAATTTCTTTGGCTCAAAGTAGTCAAACTTACCATCCTGAGTTTCCATAGCACGTTCTTCTTTACCATAAGTAATTTTTAAATTACCTGGTTGTTGATTCGGTTGCTTTCCATCAGGAGCTGAACTTAGATCACCTTGAGTAACTTTAGCTTTCGGGTCAAATTTAGTTTCCATATTGTTCCTATGTTTTTATTTTTTTTATTTGTAAAACGTTTGTTGTTGGGAGAGTAGTATAACCACCACCTGTTTTTACTTTACCATTATCTTCAAATATAAAATCTGACATGATAATAGTTTTCTTATCGTTTTGAAATACTAAGTATCCTAGACTACAACATATTGCTGTGCTAGCACTTTTAATATCTGGAATCTCAGCCCAGCCTGCATCTCCAACGATATCTTCCCATATCACTTGTACTAAGTCATAAGGAAAATTCTTTTTATTTATAGTAGGTAACTTTACTTTCTTCATATATCCTCTCTGTTAATATCCAAATATTTTATCTGAGGGGACAAAATTAGCTGTTGTGTTATTATTACCAAATACTTTGTTTGCATAACTTGTATGTATTGGTCTACTCATACATCCATATCTTAATGCATCATATGCGTGATCTTCTACGTGTGTATTAATATCTTCTGGATTACTATCATCTAATGGTAGTGTAGGAAATGTTCTTAACAAGTTTCTACAATTAGAAAATATACGAATACCTGGTTCTTTGTCTTCAACCTTTAATCGTTTGTGGATTTCTAACTTTCCACTAATTCTACTTCTTGGAGTTCTATCAGAAGGTCTCCAACGGCATCCAGCTTGAATCATTGTCTCTGCAATGCTTGGACCCACATCACCTCTTCTTGCCCATGTACTAGCGTCTAAAACCCCGTAACGTATATATTCTCCGTGCTCTAGGTCTATGACTTTTCTTGCGAATACATCTGCTGTAATCTTTTGAGTATACAGTTCTCTATAAACCCATAGATTATTATCATAATCAATAGCAAACCATAAACAACAAGCAGGAGAAGAATAACCCCAGTCAGCAGCACGAAATCTCTGCCAGCCTTTAGGTATGTCAAAAGGTTCGACAACATGTACATCTCTGTCAAATTCTGAGAATGCTGCATTAGAAAATGCATCCCAGTCTCCATTTAAAAATTGTTTTCTCTGTACTTCTGGTAGTGATGATAACATTGCATAGTAATCATCAGTCTGCATAAGGTACGGATTATCTTGTAACTTAGCTGGTATAAATCTTCTTGTTATATATTTTATACCTGTGGGTGTAGAAATCTCTATGTTAAAAGCTGTGTTTGGATCTATAGGATCTACAAACATTTCTTTAACCCATTGTGATCCAACATTACCTGGGTTACCTGTAGCCCTCATGTATACTGGTATACTCGGATCAACTGATCTAAGTGACGATCTTAGAAAATTATATATATCTGGCGAAGGATATTGTGGAAGTTCGTCTATTCCTATCCATGTGTAAGATTGCCCTTGGTATCGCAAAACGTCTGTCATGTTCTCTGCATAACCAAACTCTATTTTTGCTCCTGATGGGAATCTCCATTCTTTTTCTTGCTCTCTCCATTTTGCTCCTGGATATGCTCTTGAGTATAATCTTTGAGAATGATTAATCAAATCTCTTAACTCAGGCATTGTTCTACGAAGTAATAGACATCTGTGATTTTCTTTATGACAATACCTTAGAGGATCTATTAACATGGCATATGATTTACCACCACCTCTTGCACCACCGTAAAATACTTCTCGTTCTGAAGCTGCTAAGAAATCTCTTTGTGGACCATCATTTGGTTTAAAGATTATATTCTGTGAAGCTAAATGTTCCTGTATATTTTCTGGAACATCTTCTATTACGTCTTGGGTTATAAGTTGCTGTTCTTTGCCATCTAATACTTTGTCAATGGTTAACAATTTATCCTTGACATTTTTGGCATGAGCTTTGGCTGAACGTAGAGACTGTTCTGCCTTTGCAACTTTCTTACGTGTTCTTGCTATTGCTTGTTTAGCTGACTGCTTGGCTTTGGTTTTTACTTTCTTCTTTGGCTTTGGCAGCGGTATCTCTGGTAACTCTTTTTCTAAGTCCGACATATGATATGTATCTTTTTGTTTTTGCTGATAACCAAATAGCAACCTCTCGGTATGAACATGTTTTTAAAAATTTCTTTGCTTCTTCTAAAGCATCTAATTCAGATTGTATAGGTTCAATATAATCTGTGTCTTCTGCTAGTTTGTATCCAAAAGGAATAGTTCTAGCTTTACGTTTAATCTTGGACTGGAGTAACAATTGATTCTTCCACTTCGTCTTTTGCTGGTAATATAAACATACCATGTTTTAAATTCATATTTACATCTAATTGATCTTTCTTTACAATACCAATACGATCTAATATTTGTTTTGCTGCTTCCATTCTGATACTAGCATGAGGTGTTGTTCCATCCTCTTCTAGCATGTTTACCATTTTAGTTGCAGCCTTTGCAGAATGTATGGCTAAATAGTTTTCTGCTCGTTTAACAATCTCGTCTTTAAGATTACGTAGAACTTTAGGATATGAATGTTCTGAGTAACCTGCAAGCTCACCTGCTCGCTTTGGGTTTCCTTGTGCTTCTCCGAATAAAGCGTCTAGAAATTTCTCCTGAGTATCGGTTAAGCTTTTGTCTTGAGTCTTTAGAATAGTAGAATCCATTGTTTGCGTTTATTAATTCCATGAATTCCTTAAAAGGAAGATCCATGAGATTTTTGGTTAACATTGTTTTTAGTTTGCTGCTAATTTTGCTTCCAATTCTTTTAAGTTTTTAGCAGAGAAGTTTTTACCTTTAGCTTTTCTGTCTTTCATGTACTTAATTCTTTTTTTGTATGATGCAACAGTGTCAGCGTCTAGATTAGATTTCTTTTTAATGCTACCTTTAGGTGCAATTCTAGTTTTCATCTTATCTTTGTTCTCGCCTTTACCTTTATTAGTCATGTAAGACTTTCCACCATAAGTGAAAGTACTCTTACCTGCTTTAGTAGCATCATCAAACGTAGATTTAAATGATCTATCACTAATTTTAGTTTTAGCTGTATCTCTTGTTGCAGCTTTTGCATCTCTAAAGCTAGTTTCTGCAGCTCTCATCTTAGCTGATGCAGCAGTATTAGCTTTTCCTGATTCTGTTGATAATCTAATTGCTTTAGATCTTGGACTTTCGAAAATAGAGCCAGTTTTTTTGCTAGCTTTTTTACCAGCATTAGTGACTTTACCGTCTTTGTCCACTCTGATAGACTTCAGATTTTTCTTCTTCATCTTTTCCAGAGTTTTTTTATTTGTTATAGCCATAATTATATCCTTAAATTGTTAAACTTATGGGAATCCTAGGTGTTCCCGATAAATTGGTACAGTTTAGTGATGACCCGTTGTGCATGAGTGCATGCGATTGTGTTTGTGTGTCCGTTTAAAGTGTACCTGATTCTAGTATACACACGAATATCACTTTTGTCAAGTATTAAATTAAGATTATTTGTAGACTGCGACACTTTTGTAACATATCAGCATTGACAAAAGTAAAAATGAGGTGTATAATAGTATTGAAGATACTACGGGGGGGTTTTATATATAATATATACCTATTTATACATACCCCCTAGGGAACACCCTAGCATATAGCCAAGAGATTTACAGAATATTGAGTGCATAAATGTAGCCACTAGGTGGTTTACAGGGGAATCTGAGATTTTAGCATAACCCTATATATCTACGGGGGCATACGGGGGTGGTCACTCGTGTACCCCTAGTATAAATCAAGGGTAATCGCAAAAATAAAAAAGTTTCCCCCCAGAATATAGTCAAGGGTACACCCTAGTTTTAATTGTGGTTTCGTTTGGTGGGGAACTTAGGTCAAGTGAATTTTTG